CAACTACTAGATCATCTAGTAATTATACATTAACAATTAAAACAGTATCTGGCACAGGCGTTGCATTACCAATAGGATCTAAATGTCTAGTATACTCAGATGCAACAAATGTTAATTTAGGTATAAGACAAAAAGGATATTACACACCTACAACTGCATATACTGCTGTAGATGGAGATCAATTATTAATTGATACATCTGGATCTGGTATTGGATCAGCTGTAACAATAACACTACCTGCATCACCTAGCGTTGGATCAGAAGTAACTTTTATTGATAGTGGTGCTAACTTTGCATCAAACAATCTAACCATAGCTAGAAATGGTTCTAATATTTTAGGTGCAGCCTCTAATTTAGTTGTGTCAACAAACGGCGCTGCCTTTACATTAGTATTTGTAAATGCAACAAGAGGCTGGGCATACAAAGATAAAATATAGGAGCACGGACCATGGCTCTAGTAGAGTACAAATTTAAACCCGGCATAGATAAACAAAATACCGAGTCAGGAGCAGAAAACCGTTGGGTTGATTCTGACAACGTAAGATTTAGATATGGATTACCGGAAAAAGTTGGTGGTTGGTCCTCTCTCGTAACAGATACAATAGTAGGTGTAGCAAGAGCACAACACGCTTTTGTTGATATTGCCGGTAATAGATATGTAGCTATTGGAACAGATAAGTTTTTATTATTATACTTTGAAGGTAAATTGTATGACATTACACCATTAAAAACAACTTTAACAAGTGCAACTATTGCAACTACAAATGCATCACCAACATGCACAATTACAAAGTCCGGACACGGACTATCTGTTGGAGATATAGTACAACTTGATAGTGTTACATTACCAAGTGGTACAGGTTTTAGTGCATCTGATTTTGAAGACAAAAATTTTCAAGTAATAACAGTTCCAACAACAAGCACATTTACAATAACACAATCATCTAATGCTAGTGGTACAGTATCAACAGGTGGTAGTTTAAGTATTAAACCTTACGAGCCTGTGGGACCAAGAGCACAGTCATATGGTTACGGTTGGGGTATTGGATCATGGGGCAGTGGAAACTGGGGTGAAGCCGCAGCTGCAACTGACGTAACACTAGAACCAGGTTTGTGGTCATTAGATAATTTTGGACAAGTATTAGTTGCAACAATAATGAATGGTAAAACTTTTACATGGAATGCTGGAGCATCCACACCGTTAGAAACAAGAGCTTCTACAGCAACATCAGGATTTGCAACAACTAATAATCCAACAGCAACAAGAGTTAGTTTAATATCTCCAACAACTCGACACTTATTACATTTTGGAACAGAAACAACTATTAGTGATACAACTACACAAGATGATATGTTTATAAGATTTTCGGATCAAGAAGATATAAATACGTTTACTCCTTCAGCTATTAACACTGCAGGAACTTTGAGATTACAAGATGGTACAAAAATTATAGGAGCTCTAAAAGCAAAAGAGGTTATTCTAGTTTGGACAGACAACGCTTTATACACCATGACATTTATTGGAGCACCTTTTACATTTAGATTAGATCAAGTTGGTACCAACTGTGGATTGATAGGTCAAAACGCTGTTGTTGAAATAGACGGTTCTGCATTTTGGTTAAGTTCAAAAGGTTTTTTTCTTTACGATGGTACAGTCAAATCTATACCGTGTAGTGTAGAAGATTTTGTTTATGATAATTTTGATACAACAAAAGGTCAACAAGTTGCAGCGGGATTAAATAATTTATTTACAGAAATTACTTGGTACTATCCATCATCTGGATCTGAATACAATGATAAATATGTTGTATTTAATTATGGTGAATCAGCAGGTGTACCAGGTGGTGTTTGGTATACAGGAACAGAAGCTAGAACAAGTTGGATTGATTCAAACGTTTATCCAAATCCTTTTGCAACAAAATACGATTCTACTGCAGACGGTACATTTCCTGTAATTGTGGGTCAAGATGGTTTAGGTCAAACTACTTATTTTGAACATGAGGTAGGAACTGATCAACTTAATCCAAATGGAACTACAACTACTGTTACATCTTTTATACAATCATTTGATATAGACTTAGAACAAAGACAAAGAAATGCACAAGGAAGAGCGTCGGGTCCTAAAATATCAGGTGAGTTATTTTTAGCTATGAGAAGATTTGTACCTGATTTTAAAACACTTGCAGGTAATGCAAAAGTAACATTAAATGTAAAACGATATCCACAACAAACATCTAGTCAAACAGCTTTGAGTCCTTTTACAATTACATCTAGCACAGATAAAAAAGATACAAGAGCTAGAGGCAGATCTGTAAGTCTTAAAATAGAAAACGATTCAGCTAGTGAGTCTTGGAGATTTGGTACACTGAGATTAGATATACAAAATGATGGGAGAAGATAATGGCAAAGATAGCAATTAGAATACCTGAACCGAAAGAACAATATGATTTTTCTAACCAAAAACAAATAAATCGTGCATTAAGTTTGATGAAAGAACAATTAAATTCAACATTCTTAGACGAGATAAAACAGGAGCAAGAGAGATTCTCTTGGTTTTTAAGTGGCTAATATATATACAAATTCAAAGGTAGATTTAACAAGCACAGCTGAGACTGTTGTCTATACAAGTCCAGCAGCAGGTACATCTACAACTGCAACAACTAGTATAATCAAATCAATATTAGTATCTGAAGACTCAGGTAACGCTGACAGTATAACTTTGACATTAACAGATACTTCTTCAAACGTGTTTAGTTTGTTTAAAACAAAGGCTATTTCAGCCAATGCTACAGAAGAACTACTAACACATCCTCTTGTTATTACAGAGGGAGAGGTTATAAAAGCAACAGCAGCATCAGGAAATAGGTTACATATCATATTTTCTGTGCTACAAATAACAAGGGATTAATATGGCATTTACAGAACCACCATCAGTTAGATACGAGATAATTAACGGCAAAAAAGTACCGGTTGTTGAGTGTGAAACTGAAGTAGTATTAAGAAATAAAAAGACGGGTCATGAATATAACTCTGACAAAGAGGCAGAGGACGATATTGCAGACCCAAATACAGATACTGTGTACGAAGACGTAACAAGATCTGTAAAAATTAAAGTGGCAGATATGCCACCATTAGGAGCAGGATCAGACGAATAATGGCTATAACTAGAACACAGCAAGCAAGACAGATGTTAAAAAAAGGTAGTAAGAAACCTGTTAAACAAGCAGGTGTAACTAATTATCTTGGTAAACAAGAAATGGTCACGGCTCCTAAATTTTGGTTATCTGAACCAGATCACGTTAAAGCAAAATTAGCTTACATAACTGATGAAGAAGAAAAAATTTTAATAGATAAAAATTTATATGGATCTTTAAAAGGTAAACCTAATATTGGACCTGCGGGACTTCCTAGCTTACAAGGTGGTGATTTTGGCTCTGAAGATAAAGGCACTGGCGGCGGCGGTGGTGGCGGCGGTAATGGTGGTGGAGATAGAAGAGAATCTTATATTTCAAACTATTCTTCAAAAGGGATAGTAAAAGGTGGAGGTAAAAAAGTAGGAGTAGATAAAGATGGTAGTCCAATTTTTGAAGATTCAAGACCTAGTAGAGAAGTAATAGATAGACAAAAAGCAAGATACAATAAACAATTTTTTGATAAAGGTCAAATGCCACCGCTTGGAAGTAGACCTATAGATTTTAGAACAAAATTAAATCAAAAAAGAAATCAAAGCATTTTAAATTTTATTAACAGAAATATAGGAAAAGATCTTTACAGAAGTGGATTTATAGGACCAGATATTAATAAAAGATTTTTAGGTGGAGCTGTACCAACAACTGGTTCTTTTCTTGATGAACTCATGGCTTCTTACGATCCAGATCTAATGGAGAATGAGATAAATTTATTTGATGAAGATAGTATTAGAGAAATAGCTTCTGTATTAAGTAATACAAAAACTGGTATAACTGGTGTACAAGCAAGTGCTTTAGAAAATCTTAGAAAAAATATAAAAAATAGAGAAGAATTAAAAGAGCAAGGAATGACTCAAGAACGTTTTGAAGAGTTATATCCACCACCAAAACCAGCACCTGATAAAGACTCAGATCCATGTTTAGGACCCAACCCACCTGCATACTGTTTTATAGGGTCACGAGCAGAGACACCACCAGAAGATCCTATTTTTACACCTGCATTTAGATTTATGAATCGTGGTGGTATGGTTGAAGATGCACCTATGGGTGGGATCATGGATCTTGAAACAACAAGACAGATGTTATTTATAGGTGGTATAGCAAAAGGTATTAGTAAGGGTTTAAAAAGTATTACAAGAGGAATTAAGAAAGTTGCTAAGTCACCATTAGGTAAAGCTGCAATATTAGGAACAATTGGTTATGGTTTAGGTGGTGGTTTTAGTGCTGGTGGTTTTAAGTTAGGTAACTTACCAGGTGCTAAGTTTTTTTCTGATATGACTTTACCTAAATTAATAACAGATAATATGACAGGTTTAAAAGTTGCTGGATTATCAGGATTAGCAGGTCTTTTATTAGCTAACGTTGGTAAAGACGATGACAATGATTTTGATATAGAAAAGTATTACAGAACAGCAGGATTAAATATACCTGACAATCAATATAGATTCTTAGCAGAAGGTGGTAGAGTTGGTCTTCAAGAGGGTGGTGGAATAGAACAAAGATTAGAACAACTAGGTGGTGATGTAACTTCTGCAGAACAAACGTTACAAGAAATAAATCAAAGATTAGAATCAGCTGAATCTAATTTAGGTTCAGGTGGTGGAGGTCTTGGTGGTTTACCAATGCAGCCTGCTAATTTTCAACCTATTGCCACACCAGCAGTAGTAGACAATAACAGACCTGGACCATTTATGGGTCGTCCTGTTTTGCAACCTTTATTAGATAAACCATTAGGACAACCATTACTAGCAACGTTAGAAGCAGCAAACCCAGCAGATATTCGTAGACCAAATGAATTTAATTCTTTAGAAGATGCTTATAAAGATGCTCAAATTTCAGCTGAAGAAATGAGAACAGGAGGTAGAATACCTACAGTTGATCCAACGACTGGAAAATTTATACCTTTTGCAGGTGAACTTAGTTTTGATGATTTTTCTAAAAATTTTTCTTTACAAGATAATATTTTAACACAAAACCCTGATGTAAGAAAATTTCAAGGTCAACCTGTTTTTTCAACAACAACAGATCCTAATTTTTTTAATATAAAACAAGGAGGTGTTTTTAAAACACCAGCGGAAGCTGCTTTTTTAGGTTTTAGACATGGTGGTTATAAAAGTGCGGAGGAGGCTTACCAAGCAGGAATAAGAGAAAGACAAGGAAGGAGCGGCATACCAGCACTAGGTTTCGCGGATGGTGGAGACGTAGAACCTGTAGCTAAAAAGACTATGCCTCTATTAGATCTAGATGGTCAAGAGATGGATTTTAGAGCTGAAGGTGGCTTTGTACCTATTGGACGTATGGAGAAAGCAGATGATGTACCTGCAAGGCTATCTAAAAATGAGTTTGTATTTACGGCTGAAGCGGTAAGAAATGCTGGTGGTGGGGATGTGGACAAAGGTGCAGAAGTTATGTATAATACTATGAAAAACCTCGAAGCCGGAGGTGAAGTATCAGAAGAAACGCAAGGCTTAGAAGGCGCACGTAAAATGTTTCAAACATCACAAAGATTAGGAGAAGTCGTATAATGGCTACAGATACAGTAATAAACAGGCCCGCGCCATTTGTAGAAGATATAGGTAAAAATCTAGCAGAACAAACGGTTGCACAAACACAAGTACCAGTTGTAACAACAGGTTTAGCTGGACTTGGAACAATGGCTCAACCAACGCAACAAGCGTTTGAAACAGCAGAACAATTTAAACAAAGACAAGATTTATTTGGTGCACAACAAAGAGCTGCACTAGGTTTTGAACAAAGACAACAGGCATTATCAGGATTAACACAACAGGTTGCAGGTTTAGATCCGTTACAACAACAAGCTCAACAGAGAGCTGTAGCAGGCCTAGGTTCTTTTCAACCATTCTTAACACAAGCACAACAACTATCAGGAGCAGGAGCTGGCACAGGACCACAATCTGTACAAGCTTTTATGTCTCCTTATCAACAACAAGTTATTGACACAAGCTTATCAGAGTTTGATAGACAGGCAGCTATCAACAGACAAACAATAAGAGATCAAGCAGTCAGATCGGGCGCATTTGGTAGTGGTAGAGAAGGTGTTCAATTAGCGGAACAAGGAGCACGTACAGCTGAAGCAAGAGGTAGATTACAAGCTGGATTACTATCTGATGCATTTAAAGATGCAGTAAGTAGAAGACAACAAGCAGCTGCAGATCAAATGACTTTTGCACAAGCGCTACCACAATTTCAAAGAGCAGATGTTGCAACTTTAGGTGGTCTTGGATCATTAAATCAAGCGTTAGAACAAGCTAGATTAGATGCTACAAGAGAAGCTACAAGAGCAGCAGCGTTCATGCCACAAGAACAAGTTGATAGATATGCAGATATCGTAACTGGAATTATGGGTGGTATGAGAGGACAAGGAACTCAAACAACTAACAGAGCAGATCCAGGTCTTTTACAATCAGCCCTAGCAGCGGCAGCTACAGGATTTGGAATATACGATAGATTCAAAGGTAATTAATGAACAACAGAGTTTTAAAAAGACCAATGTTTAGAATGGGTGGCTCTTCTAATGAAGGCATCACATCTGGTTTGGATAGAGTTGGATATAAAGACGGCAGTGAGGATGTAACTAGTGCAGCATTAAAAGTTATGATGCAAGGACAATTTCCTAATATGTCTGATGCACAACTTAATACCATGATAACTAATTCACAAGCATTAAAAGGCAATGAACTTGCACAAGAAAGAATGTTAGGTATGGATTACAACATAGATGCAACTAACGCTATGTTAGAAAAATTACCTGAGTACATGAAAAAACAAGAACCAAAAGAAATGCCTGATAATGATTTTAGTAGGTTCA